TTGCCCCCTCGCCTGGACACCACTTGCCACTACGCCATTCAGCCCAATCTCCGACATCTACACCTGGCCATTCACGGTATACCCAAAAGGTTCCAGTCTCATCCACCGCGACCCAACACATAAACCAATTTTTCGCACCAGCTGGGTCAATGACGTGGTAGCGGGTGACATTGTTGGTTGGGATCTTATCTGGTTCCACGACATTAACCACCTTATTGAATTTGGGGAACTTGGTCGTATGAGATTTCATTGGGACCCCATAGGCGCGAATAAGAATCTCCTCGCGGGGCTTTCCTAGAAGCGTGTCCTTAATGCGCTCGTAGCCACCAAATGGGTTGTCTTGACTGTGAAAATAATGAACCGAAGCGTTGTGTTTCTTTGATCTCTGGACATATGGAACAATCTCCCCTTTAAGAAGGTCTGCCTCCCTAGACTCAACGGTCTTAGCCCCATCCAGATACTCTTTAATTACCTCGGTCCAACCGTCAATAGGGGTAAACGTCACCAGCATCTTAGAGTTACGAGTGGCAAGACGGAAACGCAGAGTATTGATGAGATCTGGGCCAAGAAGGTACTCGTCCAGCCACACGCCGATATTGTGCCACTGAGGATTTCTAGAACCAAGCTCTGCGCCCTCTAGAATCGTTGGATTGTTCTGGTACTGCGAGTAGGTCTTAAAGATGATCTGTGAGCCATTAGGAAGGATTAACGAGTTATCCGTGAACCCGTTCTTCTTGGTGTACGAGATGTAGGCATTCTCGGAGGTTTGCTTTGAGCGCAATTCAGCTGGAAGCCACCCCCATACGGCACTCTGTTGTTGACGGATGGACACCTCAGAGGTCTGAGCAAAGCAGAATATCTCGGATTTCGGGTTCTCCACAGCAGCCTTAACCACGCAATAACTGCCCCATGAAGTTTTCCCAGAGTTGTGATGGGGAACTCCCGCTGCAATGTAATTGTTGTAGACTGGCACATGGAAATCCCAGACATAATCTTCTCGGAGGTAATTGATCTTGACAACTCGGCGGGAATAGATAGGGTGTCGATATGCCAAAGTACAACTCAATAACTTACCCAGTAGATCAAATACGCCTCTGGATTGCCGAAGGATGGACTCAAGCGAATATCGCGGAAAAGCTGGCAAAGGAGCTAGATCCACGAGTGAACGCGAAGTTGATTTACAAGGTTTGCAGAAAGCACGGAATACAATGTCAGCGGACAGGGCCACGAAGCGGCGAAGGACATCCCGAATGGAAAGGCGGCAGGATTGTGAACAAGGACGGATATATTGAGCTTTATTGCCCAAACCACCCGAACGCTCGTAAGTACACGCGCTACATTCTTGAGCATCGTCTAGTGATGGAGAAGCATCTTGGTCGGTACTTAACGCGCTCGGAAGTTGTTCACCACAAGAACGGAGTGAAAGAAGATAATCGCATTGAGAATCTTGAGCTATTTGAGAACAATGCTCGCCATCTTGAGGTGACGCTAAAGGGTTGCGTTCCGAACTGGACTGAGGATGGCAAGCGCAGAATGGGCTTGAAAGCTCGTCGTTCAGCTTGATGTCTCCAACTGGCATCCACCCTAACTTGTGAAGGACAAGGTGAGACTTTGAACAACGAAATGATTCGCCGTTATCTAGAATAACTTCGTAAATTCCCTGCTTGTTTTTCCTAAAGGATGGATGCGCTTTTGCTACAACTACTTTCTCACCATCCCAAGCGTGTACATGGAAGTCGCTATTTAAGCTCATTACACATCTGCTACGCTTTAGGACTGGATCATAAATCTCTTGTTCTGGGGCAAGACACCGATTCCCTCCTAACGCTAGAATCTCATTGACTTCTTCAAGCTGTTCCTCAGCCTTCTCCCAGTGCGGAAGCCTAAATCCATAGCGGAATGGGTCTTTATCAGCATTCTCAATAGCCTCATGGTATATTCGATGTATCTCCATCAACTCTGATGGGTCCATCAATGCCACCTCATTATCGTCTGGAGGCGTTAGGATTTGGTGTTTTCTCCAGTTCATATTGCTTTGTACGCTCCAGTCTCCATGAGTATGTCCTTGATGTGATAGACGCTGTCACACTCTTTACACCCAAAGGTGTCGTTCTCTAGCGGGAATGATCCTCGGTTCCCGTCCACAAAGTGAAGCTTGCTGTACTTATCGCAGTATTTGCAAAGGCCAATATGGGGCGCGATAAACTTTTGAAGGACAGCGTTCCATATTTTAGATTCAAACTTCTCAGCCAAATAAGAGGCGTAAGCGAGAGTACTGCACTTATACACCTTGCTGTCATGCTCAACCACATAATGGTGGTAGATCGGCCCATGAAACCTTAATTCTGGTTCTGTGATCATGCTATAATTTCAGCCTCAACTGCGCTTTCCTTGACCTTGTTTGCAATACGAGCTTTGGCATCAGCAATCATCTTGGCAGCGTCATCTAGGCTTGGGCCTTTGCGATGCTCGACTACCGTGGTAGCCATGCCCGTAAGCTGTGCTGCTTTGTCCGTAAGAATACCCACTGTTACCGCTAGCTTATCTGGGCTGATCTTCGCCAGTTCCTCTGGGTTGTCGAACAACTGCTGGGAACGCTCAAACAGCAGATCGGTGTACTCCTGCGCGGCAATGGCATACCGCATTGAGAACTCCTTGCGCTTTGTCTCTAGGGTATCGCTATGCCTCCATTCAAGCCCACGGATGATCTCACGCGAGAGTCCAGTCTTGGCCTTGATGTCGGACATCCTGGCCCCCTGTGCAGATAGCCATAACGCCAATGCCGCTTTGTTCGGGGCGTAATGCTCTACCGTGTTGCCATGCTGATGCTTGGCCCGTTCCTTTACTTCAAGGAACCAAGCCGCCTTATCAGCACGCTCATCAACATAGTCACGCTTTAGCTTTTCGTTTGGATCATCACTCATCGTTTTTTCTCAGCTTCCCGCTCCATTTGACGCGATGTTGCGCCAGAAATCAAGAGGGAAATTGAGCTTGCCAGATTTTTATTCTGACTTTGTTGTTTCATTGGTGCTTCAGGAGCTTGAATTGTCGTCCTTGGTTGAGACGACTGGCGAACAGAAGACGCTGCTTTTTCTTGAGTCGCGGCAATAGAAGTTAAATCGGCTGGACTGATTGAGCCTTTTTGCGCCTTAAATTGCTTGCCGCCAACCTTGCCAGGAATCCGTTTACGCTTCCAATTCTCCCTAGCTGAAGCGATGGCTTCAATGTTTCTGATGTCGCCTTCAAGTTTGGTGATGATTGCTTGCCTTGTGGAGTCTGTGAGATTTTTTGCATTCTGTGCTTTAATTAGTGCTTGTTCTGCCTTTTCCCACGCCATTAGTATTTGCTCGTCGGAAACCTTAGATAAAAATGTATTGAATTCTGGTAGATTTGCAACTGCTGTTGCGTTTTTCCCACGACCAGTTTTTGACGCTCCAAGTTCAGCTATTTCTAATACCCTATCTGCTGACTTGTCAAAAGTGCCAAAAATATCTTGAAGGGCTGGTCTTTCGTTAACATCCATCAACTCAATAACAAGATTTTGGGTCTTCTTGTAATCCGATGATGGCTTGATTCCCAGTTGCCCAATAGATTGGTCATTGAAATATCCAAAAGGAAGCTCGTAAACAGAACCATCTTCAGCTTGGAAGGATGGCCTACCAGAATCATCTACGATCATTCCGCGCATCCCATTATACTCAATTGGCGCACCAACAAGGTCGGATACAGTTGGATCGACGGCCATTGGAGGTTCTTTTTGGAACGACAAAGGCTTAAACTTAGTGTCTCTTTCAGCAATATATGCGCGGATGTCGTTTGGTGTAATTTCACCATTGGCCCCAGAAGCACTAACCCTGTTAAGTGGCACTTTATATTTGGATGCTAGATCCTTAGCAAGACGTGTTGGGTTTGCCTTTTTAGGCATAAATCTTACATCTTTTGATGTCGGCTCAGTCACAAGCTCACCATTGCGGTTAACCCGTGGCATCTGAGGCATCAAGTTGCTTTTTAATGTGTAGTAACTATTAGGACCATAATCAACAACCTTCGTGCCAGTCATACGAGTGGCATTGTCCAACAGATCAAATGCAAATGTGCGATAGATGCCGCTTTTCTTGTTTTGTCCAAGAGCGTTGAACATTGCATTTGTATCAGCTTGATCTGGGGTTAAAAGCCCTTGGGTTGCGTTGATGAATTTCTTGCGCAACTCCCATCTCTTTCCCTGTCCAGACTCCTCAGCAACACGCTTAAAGTAATCGTCAGTAGATTTACCTTTAGCATGAAGATCAGCAACAGCATCAATATCATTCATGATGTCATTGCGTGACATCTTGAGCTGCTTGGCTACACTGCTTTTGGCTGCTTTATTGATGTTGATATTAAGCTGGTTAATATCCATCGCAGTTAAATACAAGCGTCCGTTTGAAAGTCCCCAGCCAATTGGTTTGATATTATTAACAGTCCTGCCATCAATCTGAGCTGAACGACCTTGACGAGCTGGGCGATAATCCAATAGGTAGGATACAGGAAGGTCCATGTTCTCATTCAGATCAACAGCTCTTCCCCACGAACCTTCTGGAATAATCCCACGTGCCTCTAACTCCTCAAAGTATGAAGATGGCAAACGTCCCGCTCCATTTCCTTTAGCATCTGGTTGCAGGGCCGCATCAATTAGCGGAGTCCTTGATTTAACCGAAGCTTGGTTTAATTCACGGATAGCATCTGCGGCTTGATGGTGAATTGGGTTCTTTGCTCGCGAGAAACCATCATTAGGCGAAACTTCAGATTTGCTTGGAAGACCAGCAGATTCACGGTACATATTGCGAACCATCGCCTTAACCTCTGGCAGTTCACGGACACCATCCGCAAGCAATCCAGATCCCATAATCATACGGCCATTGCCATCAGTTGCACCACCCAACTTAAAATGAAGATCTTTGATGATCGGCGTTGCCGACATCGTTTTGTTAAACATTTCTTCAATTTTGCGTCGAGATTTGGTTTTTTGACCAGCTTTGTAAACGCGACCAGAAACAACATCTTCAAACAAGGTTTGTGCGCCAATATCCGTGTAGTATTCAACGGCTAGATCATCAACCGATTTGGTTGGGATGCCTTGAGCCTCAAGTCTTGAGTTATATTCATCTCCCCACGCCTTAAACTCTGGATCTAAAGTTCCATCCGTAGCCCTAACAAGTCCAGACTGTGTTTCGTCACCAAGCATCCGCGCTTTCACGGCATTATCGCTTTGGTGTTCGAATTGCAAGCCATGATTGATTTCGTGAGCAGCAATAGCCCTAATCATCCCTGGCTTGTCGTTTACATTGATTGTGAAGGTTTTCGTTTCTTTATTAAAGAAACTATTACCATCCTGCGTAAAATTGTAGTCATACATACCTGGGTATGCAGCATCAAAAGATGACACAAATTGCTTTGTCGGCTTATCTGGTATTGACTCAAAGTCATTAAATTTAGCTTCATTCGTGGACCTTAGTTTATTACGGAAGTTATAAAGATCACCAGCAGATGCTTGATCCCAGTCTTTCTTGCCGCCAGCAAGTCTTGCGATTGGGCCAAATACAACAGCGTTAGCTCCAGCTCTTTCTAGTGCCGCCTCATCCAATCCACCAGCGTTAATTGCCTCATAAAGAGTTGTTGCTGGAAGAGCTTTTGCGGCTCCTTTTATTGGAGATGCAACACCCCTACGAATTGGAGTGGTGTAGTCCATCAAGCCAGCGAATGCTTGGCCAAGACGACCAGTAGATTGATTTGCTGCAACTCTACGCCAAAATGGGCTGGAACCAGTGGCCTCAAGAAGCTCGTCGCTAATGGTATTCCCGAATTGAGCTAGCTTTTTTAATGCTGGTGCGCCATAAACAAGACCTTGCCTAATTCCGTAGTAGGTGGCGTAAACCTTTGGTGCTGCGATTCCAGTTGCGAGTCGAGCAATCCAAGGCACTCTCTGGAATCCGAGTTTTTTCTCAACAGCCTTAATGCCTTTTGCTCCAAATCCAACCACATTCCCAAGAACATCAGCAGCGTCCGCGAGAGTCCGCACGGAACCGCTTTTAATTTTCTGTCCAAGCATACTTGGGGCATTCAAGTCGTCAATTTTTGTAGATGCTTGTTGAAACATCTTTTGATTGACCTGCGCTCCCTCATCAAGCATTGCTGCACGTTTATTTAGATCATCTAGCTTGGATGATTGCGCGCTAATATCATCAGATAGTTTTGTAGCTGTTGCCGTGTCCCCAACTTTAAGCGCATCGTCTAACGACCTCTGAAGAGTGCCAATTTGAGACGTAGCATCATCAATTTGACGACCTACAAGTCCAGCGGCCTCGCCAAGTTTTTCAAGTTGAGACGATGCTTGTAATGCCGTGGACTCAGCTTTTGCGATCTTATAAGTTTTAGATAGCTTAGGAAGCACCCCGCCACCAAGAGTAAATGCGGACAATGCGATTCCAAGTGGATCTGTTACCATAGAACCAGCACCAAGACCACCAGCAACAAATTTATTGAATTTGGTTTCTCCTTCTACTGGACCATACTGATTAACATATTGTTGCTTTGCGGTTTGATAAATTTCAGAACCACGCGTTGTATCTGTAACAGCATCAATTAAGGCAGCGGCATTTGTCCTCTCATTCAACAAAGCTCTTGAATCATCTTCGTAATCCCGTTTAAGTGCGTCAAGTTCCAACTCTTCCTCTGGTACTCCTGCGGCACGCTTAACTGGGTTTATTATGTTTTTTACAACAAATGTTCCACCCTTTCTAATACCTTGAATTGGCGTTTCGATAGCACCCTCAATAATGCTTGCTCCAGCAACGGCCCGTTGTTCTTGAGTGGCCTCACCCATCCCAACTGCGGTTCCTGTAGTTTTAGCTACATCAACAAGTCCCCCAATAATCCCTTTAACTAGAGATTCTTCATTTTCAACTTTATCAATGCCACTGTCTTTGCGGATCTTGTATAGTTCAAGTTTTTCAATTCTGGCTGGATCATTGAAATCAAGCGAACTCTTAAAGTTAATAATACCATCTGGATCTAATAAGTCCTCATTTGGCGTTAGAAACGCTTTTGCTTTTTTGGTTAGTTCTCCATCTTGAACTAACCCGCTATCCTCCATTAGAAGATAGTCTTCTCCAAGTTTCGTTGCCTCTCCATTGTCATCAATCAAGCCGCGCAACCTCATCCCTTCCTCCGTGTTTATTGGTGGAAGCTCTGTTGACTTTTGAACCTCGGCATCAACCATAGAACCTATCGAAGTGCCGCTGAGATCCATCCCCGCCAATTCTGGTGGAATAATCTTGGATGCAATTCTAGCCCTGTTCTGTGCTATTGCTGATTCTTGAGCGGATGTATACTCCTTTAAGGCATCAACCTCAAGTTTTGCTATATCGCGCTCTTCTTCAGTTGCCATTTTGTTGTCTTTTTGCCCTTAGTCTATCGCTTGCACTTTTAGGTTCAGTAGTTGGTGTATTTTTACCACCAATTCCAGTAATTTCAAGCTTTGTCGCAATTTCTGGATCTGATTCGATTTGAGCTATTTTCTCGTCAACAACTTGCTTTTTCTTGCTTAGGAAGTCTGACCAGATCGACGAGTCATCTGTCTCAGCTGGAACAACAACAGTTCGGAGCCAGTTCAAATCAGTTTGTGTTACTGGTGCGATCTTTCGAGCTTGCTCAAAAATATCACCAGTTGTTTGATTGATCAGCTTCTTTCTCAAAAGCTCATTTTGTTTTGCCCATTCTGCACCTCCTTCAGCGAAGACCCTTCTAAAGAATCTAGCTGGGGGTTCAGTAAAGCCAACCACATCGGAAATATCTTCTTTTTGAAGTTGTTCCAATTCGTTCTGATCACGTTTAAGGGAAGAATAGACAATTTGAGCCTCCTCAACACTCTTTTTGTCTTTTTGTTTTTGCTCTTTTTCAGCTGCCTCAATCTCCCTTGTTTCTCTTATTCTAGCGTCACGCTGCAATGGGGTTTCAACAGGTCCAAGTGTTTGTTCTTGTAAATCTGTAGCTTCTTTAATTTTGCCTGTGCCTATCAAAGATTGGATCGACGAAACTAATTGTGGTGAAACTGACACGCCTCTTCGTGAAGCTTCCTCGACCCTGGTGTCGAATCCAGCAAGAGCAGCGTTAATCATCGCGGCCTTAGCTGACTTGTCTTCTGGCTCTGAGCCTTCGGATCTCTCGCGCTTTATGCTCTCTCCGTAAAATTTTGCGATTTCTTCAAAATCACGACCCAGCGGTCCAAAGTTTTTGCTTTGGATTTTGTCGATTAACCCTTGTGCAAAAACATCCGCTTCTTTATTAAATCCTTTAGCTCTTAAAAGATCAAGTCGTTGCTGTGCGTTGCCAATTTGGGCTTTTGCCTTTGGCCCAGCATTAGGTACAGCTTGTACAAATGAATCTAAAATATTCATAATTATTTAAAAGGATCAAATCCACCACCATCGCTAGAAGATGCGTTCTTATCGCCATTGCCGCCGAACCCACCAGATCCACCTCCCGCTTGACCTTGTGCCTTAAACATTCTTGCTGCTTTATATCCAAGGTCAAACTCTGTGCTGATTGCATCTCTTGTTGCCTTTCCCTGCATCACTTGTTGCTCAAGAGACAAGGACGAATCGTCCATCATAGCTCGTTCAGCTTGAAGTTGTGCAGCTTTATTAGGGTCTTTGTCCTTCCAAATATTGATTGCGCTATCAATATACATAGCATCTTTCTTTTTTTCAGCTGAAAGCAAATTGCCCTTCTTCTTGAGTTCTTGGAATTGCTCGATACCTTGTGCTATCCCTTTTCCAAGGTTCTGCATCCCCTGTGCTTGGATCTCCGCAGCCCTCGTGAAGCCAGAGTAATCCTGCACAAACATCCGTGGGTCTATGCCCTCGCCAAGTCGTTGTCCTAATTGCATGATGTTATGATTTTTTTAATTAACCCCATTTTTGCCCAGCAGCTTTCGTTGCGGCCCCGCCGATTTCCCCAACCGCTCCCCACATTGCAGCACTATGCGCGGCTTGCGCTTGAGCGTTGGCTTGAGCAGCTGCAAGTTGATTCTGCCTGTTAGCCGCACCAAGGTTGAGGAACGCATCTGGCGAGAATAGCTGTGGCCCAACTTGTTGAGCGGATACTGGAGTCCCGCCAAGCAACCCAAGTCCAGGGCTATAGAAATTCTGCCCAAGGTTGTATGCTTGAGTGCCAAGTGATGACGCTTGACTAAGCAATCCAGACTGACGGGCTAGGCGTTGGTTTTCGATGTCTTGTGCAAGACCAGCGGTTCCAGTCTCCAGACCAGCAAGACCAGCCATTCCTTGTTGAGCAATACCACCATATTGGGCTGCTTCGGCTCGGCGTTGAGCTAGTGCTTGCTCTCTGTTCATCACCTCTGCTGAGATGGCTGCATTACCACCCATCCTGCCAGACGCCGCTGAGGCTTCTCTAGCTGCTTGCTGCGACGAACGAAGTTGCTCTGGGGTCAGTCTTCCAGACCTGCCATAAGCCTCTTGTGCTGCTTGAGTTTGCAGGGCGGACAATCCACCATATTGCTGGGTAGCCCGCTTCTGCCGAGCAAGTGCTGCTTGGGCTTCTGGTGTAGCAGTATCTTGATACCCAGCCTGAATTTGACGAGCTTGCTCAGCAAGTCCACCTGCCGCCTCAACCTCACGGGATTGTTCTGGAGAAAGCGATTGGAGCAGCCCACGAACTGTTCCTACATTGCGCCCCATGCCAGCAAACTCAAGAGAGCGAGCGAGATCCATCTGCTCTTGATTGAGGCGAGTGAACTGAGGACGGTACTGCTGTTCAAACGCCAGAATGCTTGGTAGCGATTGCTGATAGGCAGTCAGCCCAGACATAATGTCTTTGCCGTAATCAACCTTCGGTGCTTTTACTGTTTTGGGTTTCTTTCCCATATGCGTGTTATTTAAGTTTGTTGTAAAATTTGTGTATGTCGTAGCACCTTAACCTATGGGAGTTCTTGAAGTCCCGCTGAAATGAAATGTATTGGAAGTCGTCCACAAACTTGCGTAGTGCCTTTTCCATGTTTCCCGTGCAGATTGTGACAAACAATGTGTCAGAGTGTTCAAATAAACAGGGTGTTTCTGGTGACTCAGAATCAGAGAAGTAGCACATGGAGAAAGAATCGTGATCACAAACAACAATCCCATGACATAAGTGCCATGTGAGAAGTTGTTGGAAATCAATATCATTTTCTTCATAAAGTGCTATCGTTGATTCTAGTGGGGTCATTAAATCTTAATGCAGTAGAGCATGGCGATGTTTGCAGGGCGAGTTTCATCTCCACCTCCAACAGATGGGTTTCCTGTCGTGAAGCCGTGTTGATGAGTTGACGATATACCACCTGTTTGCGCGTTAGTTGTATCCCGCCAAATTCCATTAACACCACCTGAGAGAGTCATTACATTATTAAGTAGTGTATTGTATCTGGTGTAATTATGAACGTGGTCTACTGATTCAGTACCAGTGTTTCCTGAGTGTGTATGGTTAAGTAATGATGCGGATTGTTTTGCCCCAAATGTCCCAGATGCCGTTCCATCGCTATTCGTTCCGCTTCCGCGAACGAAGTAACCACGCAGATCTGGCAACGCAAATGTCGTACTACCATCACCTGCTCCATAGTAGGTTCCAATTACAGCAAAAAGAGCAGCATAAAGAGTTCTGCTTACCGCTGACCCATTAGCAGCCAACCAGCCACTCGGTGCCGCGTTCATAGCGAATGCCATAATACCACCAGATGGTACAAAGATTACCGCTGCGTTTAATTTATCTGAGGTTACTGCTCCATCAGCAATGGCATTGGTTGTAACTGAACTGGTTC